GTTGACTTACTACCAACAACATGCAATTATGATATTCAAGATGACATCGAAGAGATGGAACAACTTATTAAACACATTGAGGAGAAATACATTTATGTCAAACATCAAAAGTAAGAAAGAAATTAAAACAGAAATTGATTGCTTGCAGACACGTCTTGAGATACTATCACGTTTGTACGATGTTCAACTTGAAGAAGTGAACCAAACAGGTGGTGAAATGCAAGATATTAAGCAACAGATTAAAGTTAAACGTGTGATTATGGAGAAAATGTAACATGGCAGAGTTGACAGGTGGTACAGTAGTGAACATTAACAAACATGTACTCATTGAGCTTGAAGTTGATGAGCAAACGTTGTATAGTTTGGAACAAGCTGCAGTTGTGAAAGGTATGACTGTAGAAGAGTTTGTTGAATATGCAGCAAAAGAAAAATGTCGTGGTATTTTAGGAGGTAATTTGGTATGCTAATTGAATTTTCATTGAAACACCCAGATGGGAATGTTTACACAATCGAAGCTGAGATTCAAGGTGATAAACCTTTTGAAACAAACGCACATCTTGCAAATAGTGACTTGGATTTAGAAGATACACGTTGGATTGAGGAAGTGGTTGTGATAGACTGTTTCGAAACTGATGTCTCTGAGGAAGTGGAGATTAAAGATGAGTGGATTTGGAGAGAAGTAGAAATTATGGAGAGTATGGGATGATCACTGATACTCAGAAGTTAGCTTTTGTTAATGTTTACATGCAAAATATGCACAAGTTATGATTGCGGAAGGAAAAGACTTACACCAAGACTTTGCGGACGAATTAGATATAAGTCGTCAAGAGGCTAAATTATTGTGTCACCGTATAAATTTTAGTCTAGGTTTTCCAGTTTTTAAGGAGTAGAGTAATGGGTTGCTTTAATGAAGTAGAATTTCGTTGTAGTTGTGGGGAATACAACCGTGTTCAAACGAAATCGGGAAGTTGTGAACTATTGACATTTTCACAAGATAGCGTACCTGTAGAAGAAGTAGAAGGTTTAGGAAAGAGCTATGTATGTTGGGCTTGCAATAAAGTAATGCAGATAATTAACACACAAGAAAGGGTTTACTTAAAGAGTGTAGCCCAGTAGACTAACATATTCAGCGTCATAATCTTGTGTATAAGTACAGGGTTATGTTTCGGACATTGTTTGTTTTAAGAATTTTTAAGAGGGGAAGGGTTATCAAGAAAGTAATTGCATACACGGATGGAAGTAGCATCAAGTCAAAAAGTGGAGGGTACCACGGAGGTGCAGGGGCTATCCTACTGTTCAACGGTAAAGAAAAGAGGTTGTCACTTCCGATACCTGAAGGTACAAACAATGTATCTGAACTTACAGCTTGTATCATTGCACTGGAAGCTCTGAAGTTTCCCTGCGAGGTAGAGTTATATACCGATAGCCAGTACTGCCTTAAGTCAATGACTGTTTGGATTGAGGGTTGGAAACGTAGGAACTGGACAACCGCAAACAAAAATACACCTGTTAAAAACAAAGATTTATTGGTAAGATTAGATTCCCTATGCAAGATCCACAAGGTAAATTGGCACTGGGTTAAGGGTCATGCAGGTAATGAGTACAATGAGATAGCTGACCAACTTGCTTGTTCTGCAAGCAAACAACTTAAAGATTTGGAGGTTTAATGAGCGTAAGTGCAAAGAAGGGTCGTACATTTGTCCCGTATTACAGAAACGAAAAACCATTAACAGTAGACGAGGTTTTAACTTTCCCGTGTGTTGGTGTACCTCAGATGGATATTATCCAAGAGGATGCCACTTACTATGGTATCAGATCAGAGTACAGTCAGGAAGATGGTTCTACCTTAGTAGCAACGTACCTACCTGCTCATAATCAAGACGGTAAGCTAACAGGTTATAAGCGTAGAGATTGGACTAAAGACAAGGAAGAATACGGACACTTCACTGTGGTGGGTGTTGTAAAAGTTAATAGTAAATTGTTTGGTCAACAGCAGTGTAAGCCTAATCCAAAACGTCGTATCTACTATGCAGAGGGTGAAGGTGATGTGGTGGCTATCCGAAGAGCATTAATAAACTCTCTTAAAGGTACCCAATACGAAGGTATGGAAACCATGGACCCTCAAGTGGTAGGTCTCAACTGTGGTGCAGGTAACGCTGCTCAAAGTACACTACATAATGAAGATTTTCTAAGAGGTTATAAAGAGATTGGTTGCCTTATGGATAATGATTGTGCAACTGAAATGGAAAGGTTAAAGGGTATAAAGAAGGGTGCAGAAGCTACAGAAGATATTGCATCTACTCTACTGTCAGACAATTTCTTTGTGGTTGAATATCCCGAGAAGATTAAAGATCCTCGTGAGTGGTTTAAAGCCGACCCTGTGGGTTTTGCTAAGAAGATAACATGGAACCTTAAGAAGTTCTCCCCAGAAAAAATTGTTGGGTTAGAGGATATTGAAGTTGGTTCACTAAGGAAGAAAAAGAAGAACGGTATTCCCTTAAGAAACTTGAAAAAGCTTCAAGATATTACCAAATCCCCGATCAAGGGTGAACTTTGGACATTATGCGCACCTTCTGGAGCAGGTAAGTCAACCATTGCACGAGATATCGAATTTGATATTGCAAACTACTTGATGTATGGATTAAAAGAGACAAACCATTTCCAAGATAATGAATTCAAGAAGTGCGAGGATGGTAATTTCCGACTGGTTGATTTTGATGAGGATGAAAAGATTGGTATTATCCGTCTAGAGGAAGACTTCGAAGAAACTGTAAACTCACTTTATGCAATGGACTTGGGTATCGAAGCTAAATCTTTTAATGAAGACCCTGAACGGTACCTAACTGAAGATGAGCACGACAAGGTACACAAAAAATGGATGGACAAGGGTATACTTAAAATCCTTGATCACTTTGGCTCAATGAAGATTGATACCTTGATTGCTAAACTAAAACAAATGGTTGCATTTGGCTGTAAGTGGTTTATTATCGACCACTTTAGTATGTTGGTTTCTGGTTTACGTTCAGGAAATGACGTAAAAGAGTTGGATATTATCATGACTGAACTTGCAGCTTTCTGTAAGCAGTATGGAGTGTTTATCTTGGGTGTCAGTCACATTAGTCGTAAGAAGATTGATCCTCCTAAAGATAACGATGGTAACCCACTAGCTTTCTTCCTTCCTGTTCGTAAAGAGGATATGAGGGGTTCTGCGGCACTTGAACAATTATCTTGGGTAGTTATCATGCTCGAACCAGAAGAGCTTCCCAACAGAAGCCGAGGACGTGTACGATTGGTTGTTGGTAAGAATCGACGAGGCAAGAAGTTGGGTTATGCAGATGTCCTTTGGCAGAATGAGGACGGTAGCTATTCTGATGCAAGTGAGTGGGATATTGAAGGTGAGTGTTATGTTTGTAAGGGTGAGACCATGCATTGTTTTGGGGAACCTATTGACATCCCCTCTCCCGTTATGATATCTTCTCCTCCTGTAAGTCAGGGTAAACCAGTAGAAACAATTGAAATTTCAGAACAGTCAGGTCTTGTTGATAACTTCCAAGACGATGAACCGTTCTAAGGAGAATAAATGAAAGGGTTACACATATTCGATACTGAAAGTGATGGTCTAGCGGGTAAATCTATTGCACCAGACGATCACATGACTAAGTTTCACACACTTCTTTTCAAAGAGTACGGTGTGGATAACTGGAACTTGTTTCTGGACAAAGGGCACCCAGAGTACAAGGAAGCTGAAAGCTTTGCACTTGGTAAGGGTGTTAATCTTAAAATTCAAGACTTGACCGAATTCAACGATTGGATTGTTAAGGAACCAGTTGCTATAGGCTGTCAAAACTTGGAAGGTTTCGATATGTTAGCCTTTGAATTTGCTTTGGGTACAAAGTATGAAAAAATCCCCGTTGAAAAGGTTAACGGTAAGGAAATGAGAGTGTTCGACACACTAAGTATGTCACGATATCTTCACCCTGACCGTCCATTACCTCACGGTTGTCCTGCTAAACTTAAGAACCCTAACGGAGGAAAGGCAAAGACAATAGGGGGCCATTCACTTGAAGCGTGGGGATACAAAGTTGCAAACAAAAAGGTTGAGATTGAAGACTGGAAAGGTTTACCTCTTTGGAAATACGTCTCACGTGTGTGGGAAGATGTCATCATAAATGAACTTCAATGGAAACACCTTGTAAAGGAGATGTCTGACGGAAAGGACAAAGGTGTTGATTGGAGAGTTCCACTGAAGAAAGGTCTTGAAGCAGACCACCTTATGATTGTACAAGAGCAACAAGGTGTGGTTTTCAATGAAGAAAAGGCATGGAAGCTTTTAGAAAGAATTGACAAAATGATGGTTGAAATTGAACAAGATGTTGAACCTAAGCTACCCCTTAAAGATGTCCCTGAATCTAGACAACCGACATTTCCAAAGGAACCTTTCGACAAGACTGGAAACATAAGCCATTGGGGATGGAAGTATGCAGAGAATATTTTAGGTTACGAGATTAATAAGGAATATTTCCAACACCAAGATCCTCCTAAGACAGCTTTCAAGAAGGACGGTGAGATCTCCAAGAATGGTTACAACTACTGCATGAAGAATGGTGTAGAAGATGAAGAGTTAATGGGAGACTTCATCAGATCTCAACGGTTGAAGGGTAATGGCTTGACTCCTATGTCAGAAGATAAATTGTCCGAACTTAAGGTGCAACTTGAAAGTAAATACATGCCCGAGGAGTATTTGAAGGAACCCATGCTTCTATCCAACCAAGAGGACATAAAAGAGTGGTTGGCTACTAAAGGTGGTTGGGTTCCGACATTGTTTAACACAAAGAATGCATCGATTGACGAGTTTAAGAAGACACTTCCTGACCACATCATAGAAGAGAAGTGTTGGGACTATGTTTTAGATAAAAAGCAATCAATCTACGTTAAGTACATCTCACAGGAAATGGAAGCTGACTTAAGTAAGATAACCTCTCGATCAAGTCCCGAATTCAAGAAGGTAATTAAGAAAGCGAGATTCTTGATTACATCTCCAAAACTGAAAGATGAAAGAGGAGAGCTTTGTCCTAACTTGGAAAGAATCAATGGTGAGATGGCAAAGCAAATTGTTAAGTGGTTATCTCTAAGAAACAGAAGAAGTGTTATAAAGTCTAAGGATGAAAACAAGACTACAGGTTGGCTGAATCATCCAAGGTTAAAGATCGATGGTAAACTTCCAGCACGGTATTCCGGACTAACTCCGACATTTCGCAGGAAGCATAATATTGTCGCCAACATTCCGTCTACAGATGCCCTTTTAGGACATGAAATGAGGGAGTTATTCACCGTACCTGAAGGGCATTGGCAAATGGGTATTGACGGAAGTAACTTAGAGGGTATGGTTGCTGCGGAAGCTGCTTATGATTTCGATGGTGGTGCTTACTACAAGAGTTTAAGTGGCGACCCCCATACCACAAATGCTGCAGCTTACTCAAAGGCATCGGGGCAGGAAGTTAGTCGAGGAGGTGGTAAGGGCATTACGTATGGGATTATGTATGGTGCTCAAGCCCCTAAAATAGCCTCTATGCTGGGTGTAAGTCGAGAAGTTGGACAAAAGGTTATTGATGCGTTCTGGGATACTAACTTAGGTTTGAAAGGAAGAAAGGAATACCTAGAGAAGTTCTGGGAGTCAACAGGTAAGAAATATATCCTAGGGTTTGATAATCGTAAAATCTGGACCCGATCCAAACACTCGTTACTGAATGCATTCCTTCAATCAGGGGGTGCAATAGGTATGGACTTGGCGGGAATTATTTGGCACAAAAAGGCTCTTGAGGAAGGTCTTCTTGAAAAAGGTGTTGCACGTACAATTTACTACCATGATGAGTACCAGTTGCAAGTACCGGAATCAGAATTAAGACTTAAACACTTTGATACAGGGTTTACAGATAAGTCTTTTGTTGAAAAAGTTCTTAAGGATGTTGAAAAGTCCAAGAAGAAGAAGGGAAAAGGTGAATCTTACAAGACTGCCAAAGAGATGTGTGAAGAATATGAAATCTCAATGGGACAATTAATCAAGATTATAAACGCTGAAAAATCTGCTAAGGATCTGGACGGTGGTAAGTTTACATTGTCAGGGAATACAAAAGTTTCCGATAAGGGTAGCATTATCAGGGGTTATTGTCGTGCAGGTGAGATGATGGTTGAAGCTATTGAACAAGCCTATGTTGATCTTGGTTTCCGAGTTCCAATTACAGGTGAATATCTCATGGCAACTTCAGATGAAGGGTGGGCAGGTGCTCACTAAATATTAACCTAAATCCTCTTCGGAGGGTTTTTGGGGGATAAATGGAAATAAATAAAGCTCGTGTGCTTCACTACAAGCCTCGGGACACACAATACTATGTCGTACACCATGATGTCCAAATCAAGCAAACTCCACGCTTTTTAGACACACTGATGTCTAAATTAAAGTTTATCAAACAACACCCCTCGTGGATTTCAGGTTGTATCTACAGGTGTAGTAGGTCAGGTAAACTTTACACACGCCCTTATGAAATGTTTGAAATGGAAAAGTGGACAATTCTTAAATAAAACTTAAAAAATACTTGTATTTACCCCTTGACAACAACTCCTTGATCCACCATAATCCTCATCAACGAAACGAATGTTCACTTTTGAATGTTTGTGTAATTGATGAGGATTTTTTGTTATGTCAAAACTATACGATATGAAACAACACAACTTCGCAGCTAAACAACCTTTCAAGGTTGAATTTATCTCAGAAGATAACACTGTATGGGAAACTCACCACGTACAAGGCTTCTCTCAAGTATTGAACACTTTTACATGTTGGGTTACACTTCTTGATATGGAAAAGATGTTTGAGCTGTTCATTGATAAAGGTTTGTCAAAGTATTCTATCTTCTATACTGATCACAAAGGTGATACAATGACACAAATTAAAATTACCATTGAAGGAGATGTATTATGAAATATGTAATTATGAACAAGAACTTTAACCGTATCTTACTTCAAGATGCAATGGGTACCTTTTACTCTGAAGTTAACCCGTATTATAATACTGAGCCTGTAGCAACTTTCGACTCTTGGGTTAAGGCTTGGGTGTACAAAACTTTCTGTCATGGAGGTCACATAGTCCCTGCAGCTTTGTTGTGTAAATTAAAATAAACAGAAAGTTTAAAATTCTCCTTGCAATCACAACACACTCATGTACAATACAATCATTAAATAAACGAAAGGAAAATATTATGAAAATAGCAGCGATTCAAATTTACACAGATTGGTGTCGTATCGTACAAGAAATTCCAAGCTATCGACTTGGGCAACACTATATAAATGTACTTGGGTTGAGAGATACTACCTTTAAGGGTATCGATTTATTCTTTGTGGAAAGTGTAGAATTATCTGATAAGCTATTCTACGAAATGTGTTTAGAGTATCGTTGGGATTTGTTTGACCTTCCTGTTTTCGGAGAATACGATCTTACTACAGTAAAACCTGTGTAAATACTTACAATAACCCATTGACAACCACAAATAAATCATTATAATCGTATACAGAATTTAAGAATGGAGAAATAATCATGAGTGTAGATTCAAAACTTTTCGTAACTTGTGGTAAAGATAAACTTCCAGAGGTTATGAATAATGTAATTGATAACTTAAACGTGTATCACCGAGCTAAACTTGATAATTACTGGCAAAACCATACAGATGCTGTAAATCGAATACACTTCCTTCGAGGGGAAGATTACCGAGCACAGAACAAAACATATACTAATGGGGTGAGCGGTGATTTCTACAACTTCGATGTACTGAGCTTGACATTTGGAAATGGTGATGAAAACCTACGTATGTTACAAGTTTTTCCAGATTGCTCTTGTGACTACTCTGACACCTACGAAGGTGATAAAATTATCTTTAGTGTAGGTTGTTGGGGAATGTACGATGAAATCATGAAAGTTGTAGCAAAATCTGTTGCACCATTTGGTGATGTGTATTACGATTTTAATGATTGTGATGAAGAAGATTTTGTTAAACTGGAGGGGTGAGTATGAAAAATTTCAACTTTAGTAAGGACTGGTTAACAGATGAAGAGAAAAATTGGTTCGGTGACAGGATGCATGAAAGCTCTACAGGAAGAGTAATAGTACCTAGTTACCTTATCACTAAGTTTAGAAAGCTTGTGGGTGACGAGAACCTAGACAAACTTCATATTAAAACTTGGCTAATAACCAATTGCTACTAGAAGGGTAATTATGACAATTATGACAATCCAGACAACACAAGCAACATATTCGTCTCATATCAGTGAGAACAGTTTGAAAGAAATATTAGAGTTTTACTGGAAACATCATTTAAAACAAGATATAATCATTTCAAATGTTACACATGCGACAAGTAATATTACACGAGGTTTTGGTATGTCTGAAATGGATATCACTGAAGCAAATGGTTTGACAATTAATTTTAAGGATAAGCAGGTGTGAAAGTACGTATACTAGAAAACATGTCTTCTGATGCGGGACATACTTCAGAAAACCCTAATGTAGGAAGGTATTACATTAAACCAGAAGGTAGTCAGATAACCATAGTGGGTGCATCTCGGAATGACAGAGGTGATTGGTATTACTTATATCACTGTTCTTCTTGTTCGCTAGATCAGGAATTGTTCCCTGACGGATTCTTTAAAAGTCATATAACTTATTTCAACAAGAAAATACTAAAATGTGGATGTGACGATAGCTATAGGTACACTAAGACTCAAAACTACGTTTTGTCAGAAAGAAAAAGGTTGGAACTTATGGAAGTTAAGGACGAACTCGGCATACCTCTTTACTATACAAACCCTCTCTCCTCAAAAATGGAGAGGTTAGCGTACTACACTGATTATTGCAAAGATGTTTCAGAAAAGTTAGGACACGAGTTTATCGAAATAATGAATAAACCTTTAAGATTCGCTCTTACAGACAAGGTAGCTTTTATCTGTAAGAGTAGTGGGAAGTTTTGTGATACAACATCCACCTCTCGGTACATAAGAGGTGATGACTGTACTTGCTCCCCTTGCACCCACGAAAGGGTGGCCGTAAAAGCAAACCAAACTAAGAGAGGTAAAAATATACTAAAGTATGGAGTAGCCACTAATGACCTTGTAGGTACAAAGGGTTACAGGTCTCGTGATTGCCCCTACTACCTGAGATGGCACGACTTACTTAAGAGGTGTCTATGCAAGATCACCAAGAAGAAACTTCCATCATACAAGGATGCCACTATTTGCGAAGAGTGGTTAGTCTTCAGTAACTTCAAATCTTGGATGGAAGGAGAGGACTGGGAGGGGAACCATTTGGATAAAGATATACTGATAAAAGGGAATAAACATTACTCCCCTGAAAATTGTGTATTTGTTAGACCTGAGATTAATACCTTCCTCATAGATAGAAGAGGGGATCGAGGAGATTTAGCTTTGGGTGTTACCTCCTGCTCTAACGGAAAATACATAGCAAGTGTAAATAATCCTTTTACCAAGTTGAATGAGAACCTAGGTAGATTCCCTACAGAGATGTTAGCTCATTTCGCTTGGAAAAAGAGAAAACATGAGCTTGCTGTATTATTGTCAGAAAGTGTGCTTGTTAAAGATACAAGAGTAAGAAGTGCACTCCAAACAAGGTGGGCGGAGGTGGGTGTTCTAGAGGATGAACATAAAAGGGGGGTGTAAACAAGTTAAAAGAAACATTTGACACAACACAGCTCTTGTGTAATAATTGATTTTCGATAGCACATTTCGTTGTGGAGACATGACAAACAAAGCGTCAAACTAATCGTGACAATAGTTGCAAACAACAGACGCAAACTTAATAATCTAAAGGAGAAAACTATGACATTTAAATTCAACGCACCACAACAAGATACTCCAAATGACCGTCCTGCTTCTGACCGTCCTCAAGTAGATTTTAAAGCTCTTGAACAACATACAATTGATACTGTTGGTTTGTCAGAAGAACCGGAATCTATTGTGGGTATCATCTCAGGTCTCTATTCCCTAGGTAAGCAGAAACAACAGAATGCGGAAGAAGATTGGACAGGTAGTGCAGAGCAACTAGAAAAGCTTGAAAAGTTTGAAGGTGCAGAACGTACACAGAAATATGGTAAAGAGATCCTAACTTACCCTAAACGTGATGCTGACCAGATTACATTCGCTATCGACTTCCCTGACTTCCCTGTAAGTAAAGCGGAGTTCTTTGGTGGCGAACCAGACCCTAAACCACTTCGTCTAGTTATGGGCGGTGAATACATGGTAAATGACGGTGAAAAGTGGACTAAGATTCTTGGTAAAGGTTGGAACTTGTCTATTACAAACATTGGTACACCAGAAGCTAAAGTTTGGTCATTCAGTAAAAACTCGCAAGTTTACAAAATGGCACAAGCTGCAGG